GATGTCTATCGTTGGGTTCCAATGAACGCCGATGTTGCTGGCCTATGCGCTCGAACTGACTTTGTTGCAGATACTTGGTATTCGCCAGCTGGTCTGAATCGCGGTCAAATCAAGAACGTCACTCGACTTGCCTACAATCCAGACAAGGCTGCTCGTGATGAGCTATTCAAGCGCAATATCAATCCAGTTGTTGCTTTCCCAGGTGAAGGCACTGTGCTGTTTGGTGACAAGACTATGCTTCGTCGTCCTAGCGCATTTGATGCAATCAATGTTCGCCGTCTATTCATCGTGCTTGAGAAGTCGATTGCTCAAGCTTCTAAGTATTATCTGTTCGAACAGAATACTGAACTGACTCGTCAACTGTTTGCTGGTACTATCAGCCCACTGCTACGTGATGTTCGCGGTCGCCAAGGCATTACTGACTTCTACGTTGATGTTGGTCCAACCGTGAACACAGCAGACACTATTGATGCTGGCGAACTTCGTGCAAACATCTTCATTAAGCCAGTTCGCTCGATTCGGTTCATCAGTCTCCAATTTGTGGCAGTCCGCACAGGCGCCACGTTCACAGAGATCGAGCTGTAATTAATCAATAGAATAGCACGAGGAGACTGAGAAATCCTCGTGCTAAATAGTTTTAACGAACATATAAAGAGGATATTGGAATGGCAGACATCAGCTCTTTCCGCGCGTCAATCAGTAATGGTCTACTAAGACCCAACCAGTTCAGAGTCGAACTGAACTTTCCATCATTCGTGAACTGGTGGCACTACTGCATCTTTCTTTGGTCAATTCCATTGCAAAGCAGCATCACTACCAGCAAGCACTGTTTCTCCAGTGCCAGTGTACTATCAGGGGCGTGCAATCAACGTTGCTGGTGAACGTGATTTCCAACCTTGGCAGATCATGGTCTACAACGAGAACTTCCAAGTGAAGGATGCGCTAACTCGTTGGTCACATGGCATCAACAACATCTCGAACAACACTGGTATCATTCAACCAGCCCAGTATCAGACTGATATCATCATCAAGCAACTGACTCGCAACGGCGATGTTGTTAAGACTGTGAAGCTGATCGATGCAATGCCAGTTGAAGTTGGTCCACTTGAACTTGATTTCGAGGCCAACAACACCGTTCAAATGTTCTCTACAACGTTTGTTTACAACTACTTTGAAGAAACTGGCGTTAACGCTTAATTGGTAATTCTATGGCAGCATATAAAATTTTCGGGTTTGAGATTCGTAAAGCAGACGAAATGCCTGCTCTTACTGCACCAGTCGTCAATGATGGTGCAATTGAGAATGAAGTAACTGCTGCTGGCGCATCAGCATATGGTTACTTCTTCGATCTCAATAAACGACTAACAAACGAAGTTGATCTGATCAACAAGTATCGCGCAATGTCGCAGGTTGCCGAGATTGATGCTGCCATTGAAGATATCGTTAATGAAGCTGTTGTTGTTGAAGACGATAAGCCACCAGTGACAATCGATGTTCGTTCAGAAGAAGGCGATATTCCAGAACAGATTGTTGAAGCCATCACCGATGAATTCAATTCTGTTCTGAGTCTGCTTGATTTTCATGATAATGGTCATGAGCTATTCCGTCAATGGTACGTTGACGGCAAACTCTATGCTCAGATCATTGCAAATGAAGAAGACTTGTCAACTGGCATTCAAGACATTCGACTGCTTGATCCGCGAAAGATCAAGAAAGTTCGAGACATCATTCGTAAAAAGAATGCTGGTGGTGTTGATGTCGTTGTTGCAACAGAAGAATACTTTGTGTATAACGAACAAGGTACTCAGACTGGTGGCACTGGCATCAAGCTATCGCCAGATACGATCATCTATGCAAACAGTGGTCTGTCGGATGAATACAACAATCCAATCTCATATCTCCATAAAGCGATCAAGCCAGCCAATCAGCTCCGTTACATGGAAGATGCTGCACTGATCTATACGCTGTCTCGTGCACCGAGTCGTCGTGTGTTCTATATCGATATTGCTGATATGCCAAAGCAAAAGGCAGATCAGTATATGCAGAACATCATGGCGAAGTATAAGAATAAGATTTCTTATGATGGAAATAGCGGCGAGATCAAAGATGAACGGGTGCATCAGTGCCTTGCGATGGATACTAAAGTTCCGCTGTTGGATGGTCGTACACTAACTCTCGCAGAGATCGCAGAAGAATATCAACACAAGCAACTGTGGGCATATTCGTGTGATCCAGTTACTGGCAAGTTTGCTCCAGGTCTAATCACTTGGGCTGGTGTATCTCGTCCAAATGCTCAAGTTCTGCGAATCACTCTTGATAATGGTGAAGAGATCATTGCGACTCCAGATCATAAATTCCCTGTGTGGAACAAGAACATGGTCAAGGCAGAAGACTTGGTTGTTGGCGATTCGATGATTCCACTATATCGTCGGAACGCTCAAATTACTAAAGATAAGCCAGCAGCATATGAACAGTTCTTTGATAATGAGAAAGGTAAGTGGGTATTCACGCATCGCGAAGTATCAAAGTGGAAAGATTCTCACAACATCGAGAACGAATTCGTTTTCAATGAAGATTTCCGATTTGAAGTGAAAAAGACTGTTCATCACATAAACTGCGACAAGTTTGACAATTCACCAGGCAATCTAATTCGGATGTCTAATATCGATCACGTTCACTGGCATCACTACATCGGTAGCATGGGTGGTAAGATTGGTGGCAAACGGGCATATGAACTTGGTGTTGGTTTCCATAACAAGAATCATCCAGATTACTATGAATGGCATGTCAAAGCTGGCAAAGCAGGTGGTGCAGCATCTGCTGCTTCTGGTAAGTCGCAGGAGAACTATGCAATTGGAAGAGCAATTTTTGCTGAACTAATGCAAGACTCTGATTTCAATGCGTGGTTCCGTCAACAACAACGTGACGGTTGGTCTGATGAATCAAAACAGATCATGTCGCAACATGCAAAGAATAGCAATCTGAGTGCGAAGGGCAATGCTGCTAAGAAAGAACTTTATAAGACTGAAGAAAAGCGTAAAGCACATAATGCTCTATATGCAATTTCATATACTCAAGACATTTATGATGTTGTTGAGCAATGTGCAAAGCTACTCATGTCTAAACGACAAGTTGTTGATGTATTGAACAATAGACTCGATCTGCTACAACAATTTGCTGATGTAAATAGTGGAAAATGCTTGAGCAAGACACAAAAGTCTTTTGATAAGTTTACACATCACGACATTGGTCGAATTGTATTTCTAACTAAAGGAATTAAGTACAAAGAACTGCGAGATCAATTCAAGTTCCGTAATCACAAGATCGTCAAAATCGAATGGCTTGAAGATCGAATTGACACTGGTTGTCTGACGATTGATGGCGAAGAGATGTTCCATAACTATCATACGTTTGCTCTTGATGCTGGTATCTATACTGGGAACTCGATGCTCGAAGACTTCTGGCTTCCACGGCGCAGCAATGGTCGTACTACCGAGATTCAGACTCTGCCGAGTGAGAACATCACTGGGCAGATGGACAACGTTAACTACTTTCTTAACAAGCTGTACGGTGCGTTGAACATCCCGCTATCGCGTCTGCGTCCAGATGCAAACTTCTCGCTTGGTCGCACACAAGAAATCACTCGCGACGAAATCAAGTTCAGTAAGTTCATTGATCGTCTGCGTAAGCGTTTCGCTGCTGTCTTTCTACAAGCTCTAAGAGTTCAGCTTGTGTTGAAGGGCATCATTGCACCAGAAGACTGGGAATTCATTCGTTCACGAATCACTTTTGACTTCCTACGCGATAACTACTTCACTGAACTCAAAGAGACAGAGATTTTAACGAATCGTCTACAGATGGCAGAGCAAGTGCTACCGCTAGTTGGCACTTACTACTCACAAGACTTTGTTCGTCGCAAGATTCTTCGTCAAACAGATGCAGAAATTGAACAGATGCGAGAAGAGAATGCACAAGATGCACAGATGATGCAGAAACAGCAACCACAAGAGAAGGAAGAACCAAATGAGTGATAAAGCAAAACAATTTGCCGGGCTTGTCCGTGACAATCGTATGAGTGATGCAAAGAAAGTTTTTGAGCGAGTAATGCAAGAGAAGATGGTTGATCGTGTATCAACTCTTCGAAAAACTGTTGCACAAAAGCTGTTCAATAAATAAGAAAAATGGATACAAACCGTCTTGCAAATGTGATCTTTGATCGAGGTCAAAAGATCACACAATCACACTATCAACAAATCTGCGAATCGATTGCAGATGATAAGTTCACGCTCGATGAATATGTTCTTGATTATAAACTCAAAGAACGATTCATTGGTAAGGTGCCATATCAATTGCAAGATGGTTCAAAAGTTCTTGTTTCAGAGAATATGATCAAACAGCTCAATTCTCTAAATATAAATACAACAGAGTTAGAAGAGTATATGTCGAAGAGCTATTCTAACTTCAAGCAACTAATAGAGGTCGTTTCTCATGGCAGTAACTAAGTACATCGTTAAGCAGAATCACATCGAGGCGATTGTTAAAGTCGTTGCTGATGCTGCCGGTTCTGCCACAATCACTCTTGCAACTGATCTGCTGAAGTCGAATGAAGAACTGTTCGGTGGTGCACCACAGGTGAACATCGGTGCAATGGAAGTCTCTGTTCAAACCGGCACTGAGATGAACATTACTCGCGGTGGCACTCTGATTCTGAACTACTTCGAGAACAGTGACGGCTTTGAGATGCCATGGACTGCTGATCCTCAGAACAATACAGCAGATATCGTTGTGACTTTCACTGGCAAGGGCACTCTGTATATTCGACTGCTGAAGCTGAAGGGCTATAGGCCGCTATTCCGTCCAGAACAAGGTGTTAACCTATGAAGCTAATCACTGATACCGCAATCAGTACAGAGATTCTAACTGAATCAACTGTTGAAGGCACTAAGCGACTCTATATCGCTGGTCCTTTTCTGATGCACTCAAAGGAAAATCGCAACGGTCGGATCTATTCCAAGAAGGGCATGGATGCTGCTGTCAAGCGTTATACCGAAGAATACATCAAGACTTCTCGCGCACTAGGTGAGATGAATCATCCAGCGGGACGTCTTCAAGTTGATCCAGAACGTGCATGTATTCTGACTACTGAACTACAACCAGATGGTAATTACTATCATGGTAAAGCAAAAGTTCTCTCAACTCCACTTGGTAAAGTGCTTGAAGCTCTGCTTGAAGATGGTGTGAAAGTTGGCGTTTCAAGTCGCGGCGTTGGATCAGTTTCCAAGCGTGGCAATAAGACTCATGTTGGTGAAGACTTTCAACTCACAGCAGCGGCAGATTGTGTTTGGGATCCGTCGGTAGGAGAAGCATTCGTCAATCATCTAATGGAAGAAAAAGAGTATTTGCTAATTGATGGTCACTACGTTGAACGTGATTTGTTTGAGGCAAAAGCAAAAATCAAGAAAGTCTCTTCCGCGAATCTTGAAGAAGCAAAACTGAAAGCATTTCAAGATTTTCTAAATAAGATTAAAGCTTAAATACTTTTAACAGTTACCTAAAGTATTAGGTTTTGAAGATACATGGACTGTAAGCTCATATACCATATGTTGACACAGTAATTCGGTCTTCACATGGACTACAACAAGGAGTTATATTGTAGACTGTTAGAATTGTAAGGATTCGTTTTGATGGTATCATTCAAAAACATTTTGAAAATACCCCCTCCAAACTATCTAACTTATGATTCAAAGAGTTATAAATCATAATCATCTTGTATTTAAGTATAGAGATAAACCTAACTTACGTAACACATTCTGAAGGAACAAACCAATGACCCTCGAAGAGCAAATCAAAGCACTGCTTGAAGCAACCGACCAGAAAGCTGATGACAAAGACGATGATCAAGCTGATCGCGTTGATGATGAGCCAGCAGTAAAGATCGAGAATCCAATGGATCCCAATCTAACTTCATCCGAGACTCCCCAAGGCGACATCGAAGCCGCTGAAAAGCAAGGCGAAGAAGAAGAGGATGAGGAAGAAGACGAAAAGGACGACGATAAGAAGAAAGTCGAAGAGTCTATCTCTGACCTACTCGGCGATGAATTCAGCG